TTGATGAACTTGCAGGTGGTATAGGTGGAGATATGGAAAGGTTTAGAGCAGATACAAAAAGACACCTTGAAGATATTCGAGCTACTAGGTTTGCAATGGTAACAGAAACTTCCCAAATGACCGGGCCTCTTAAAGAAATAAGGCAGTTTTTTCTAGGTGGCGATTACAAAGAAGAAATAGCTAGGTTAAAAGAATTTGTTGATCTTTGCGAAAGACTTAATGCGCTCAAGGAAAGCGGTTTTTTAGATAACATTGCGGACACGATGCTTAGAATTGCTAAATAATTAAAATGAAACGTTTACATAAAGCAATTTTGAAATGGAGTCCCTTTTTTTTAAAAACTTTTTTACACCATGACCATCAGCCACAAATCCACACGCAGCATCACGGAATATCATTTCCAACTTACCTCGGACACGCCTGAGCCAAAGTGTCCGGACACTTTGGGTAAGGTGATCATTACCTTCGAAAACGGCAAATTTTCTAAGTGTTCGTTTCCGTTTTCAGGCACCTACACCCGCGAGCAGTGGTCGATGCTGGCGGAGATCGAGAGCGAGATTCACCGCATCGAGTTAAGTCTTTTTGAAGTGAAACCATTAACAATTTATTAAATATGACAATAGTATCTGATTCAGCGATAGCCTGCCCGTCCTGCCACCGTGAGTGGCAGGACCATCCGGGCGTGGCTCACACATGCAAGCTGGCAACGGACTTGGCGGCGACTCTGCGGGCTGTGTTGCATTATGCGCAGCCTCCGGAATACACGCGGGATATTGGTGCGCAGGAGGTTTATTTTGACCTGCTGGAAAATGCGCGGCGGTTGGTGGTGAAGGCGCGGACTTTTGAAAGCGATTTATGAAGAATTTAACCACAGAGGACACAGAGAACACAGAGAGGGAGAATGATTTACAGTGCGAACTGGCGGCATGGGAGCTTTTGCGCGAGGCGCAGCGCGAGCGCGACGAGGCGCGGGAGCGTGAGCGTGTTGCCATTGCGTCTTGGGACGAAGAACACCAGCGAGCATTAAGGGAGGGCGAACGTGTTCTGGAAGCAAGGCGCGAGCGCGACGAGGTGAGGGAATTGCACATGAACACTTTGCGCGAACGAGACAAATGGGAGGAAACGGCGCGGCTTTACTGCCAGAACTCGGACTACCACCAAGAAATGCGTGAAAAAGCAGAACGCGAGCGAGACGAGGCGCGAGCCGCAATTCCCGCTGGCGAATGGGTAGCCTACAAAGACCACCAAAAAGTCCATGACGCAGCGAGTCGCCTATTGGTTGCGATAAACAAACAACTGCCAATCGGTTGTTTTATATTGATAAACAGCGAATATCACAGACTCCAAAACGCGATTTACGGCAGGGAGGGCGGGAAATGAGCGGAACGCTTAAGACAGATGACCAGCCAATCATCTACGCGATCAACGACAACGGCTACCAAGTGCCATGCGTTGACATTGAGTATGCCCGTGAACTGAAGCGCGAGCGAGATGAGGCGCGGGAGCAAAACGCCAAACTGCAAGACATTGCGGAGAGGGCGATTGAAGAAATGGAAAGCGGCGACCCTGTTGGGACTTCCGACGCATACCGCGCCGAACTCGACAAAATCAAGGAGGGCGCGAAATGAGTGATACAGGATCAGCGTTTTTGGTCGGGTTATTTACAGGAATTCTTGTCACTGGGTTGTTGGGGCTAATAACTACAGTTGATCCACTTAAAAAAGAAGCAATAAAACGAGGATACGCAGAAATGAAGTTGGCGACCCCATACGACACGAAATCGGTTTTTACATGGAAGGAGGGCGCAAAATGAAACAAAGCCCGTTTTGGTATGCCATTGGAAGTATCTTTGCCGTGCCGCTCTGCGTGGGCGTATGCCTAACTTGGAGCGTTTTAATTCTGCTGGTGTGGCCCGCCATTCCTTTTGTGTTCTATCACAATCGAAAAAAGGAATTGTCCAGTGGGGAGGGCGCGAAATGAGTTTCACTATTCTTGGCTATCGGGTGCGCTATTATTGGCGTAAACTGATTAACTTTATCGGGTTTTGTCACCGATGTGGATCGTCGGTCAATTACACTCCATACGGGAAAGCGATATGTCCCAACTGCGGGAAATAACATGAACTCCCTCCGCGACTACATCGCTTTCCGCCGGATCGATGCCACCCATGCGCTGAACCTCCTGCAAGATGCCGGGGTTATCTCCGACCTGTGCGTCACGGTCGATGATGTCGGCGATGCTGGGAAGGCCGTCGCTTGGTTGAGCCTCCATGAAAATGAACTCAAGCCTGCCCGCCCATGATTCCTCAAACTAAAAGCCCGGTCATTCCAGAAATCGTCATCGAGGGCCGCCGACCGGATGGCACCTTTGTCGTGCAGTATCGGGGGCGACGCCTGGGAGCCACTGAGGCGCAGTTGCTCGCCATACACCGCGAGCGGGAGGAGCAGATTGCCCGCATGGTGGAGGACCCTTGGCGCTACGGGTGGGAGAATCCGGCTTGGGCGCGGGCGGATGCGGGGTTCTCGGAGTTGCGTGCGCTTTTTCCCAAGGGCGTCACGGAGCTTCTCATCCTCGGCGGCAACCGCTCCGGCAAGTCGCGCTACTATGCGCGGCGGGCCATGCAACACCTGGTCAATAAGCCCGGCGCAAAGGTGTGGTGCCTGCAAAGCACGGAGGCCGCTTCGATCCAGAGCCAGCAGCCTTATTTGTGGGAGTATTTGCCAAAAGAATGGAAACCCTCCGCCAGCGGCAAGCTCAAGAAGGGCGCGGTGGCAAATATCACCTACTCGCAGAAGGGCGGTTTCACCGAGAACTCGTTCGTTCTCCCGAATGGCTCGCAGTGTTGGTTCAAATTCTACTCGATGGATGTCACCAGCATCGAAGGCTCGGAGTTGGATTTCGTATGGGCGGATGAATTGGTGACGCCGGATTGGCTGGAGGCGTTGCGTTTCCGTTTGCTCACGCGAGATGGCGAGCTGGGCATTGGCTTCACGCCGATTGAGGGCTACACCACTACCGTCAAAGAATACCTCGACGGGGCAAAGACGCTGGAGGAATGCGATGCGCCGCTCCTGCCGCGCTACCGCGAGGGCAGCCTGATCGGCGTGGAGCAAGTGCCGCGCATCCAGCAATGCACCCGCGAGAAAGCCCGCGTGGTTTATTTCCATACTTCGGACAATCCCTACGGCAACCCCGAGGCGATGGAGACGGAGCTACGCGGGAGCAACCGCGAGCGCATCCTGATGCGTGCTTATGGCGTTCCGACCAAGGCCCGGATGTCGATGTTTCCCAAATTCCGCGACACGGTTCATGTGGTGCCTGCCGACAAGGTGCCGGGGGATGGCACGGTCTTTCATTTTGTGGACCCCGGCGAGGGCAAGACATGGGCGATGCTTTGGATCCGCTACACGCCGGATGGCCGGTGCTGGATTTACCGCGAGTGGCCGGACCAGTTCGACTACATCGAGGGCGTGGGCTACCCCGGCCCGTGGGCCGAGGCGGATGGCAAACTGCAAGACGGCCGCCCTGGTCCCGCACAAAAAGCCTGTGCGGGCTTTGGCTTTGAGGATTACAAACGCATCATCGACGCTGCCGAGAAAGCCGACTCCGCCGAGCCCTCCGAGCGTTGGATGGATAGCCGCTATGGCAACACGCCGACGATGACGCAGGAAGGCGTGCGAACCCTCATCGAGCAATGCAGCGACCGCATCGGCCTCGACTTCCGCGCCACCAGCGGGCAAGCGATTGTGGAAGGTGTCACGCTCATCAACGATTGGCTCGCCTACAACGAAGACGCGCCGGTGGATGCGCTGAACTCGCCTCGCCTCTACATCTCCGAACGCTGTCAGAATCTCATCTATGCGCTGAAAACATGGACCGGTGCCGACGGCAAAAAGGGAGCCACCAAAGACTGGATCGACATTCTCCGCTACATCACGCTCTCCGGCGTGGGCTACGAAGACCCCGCCATGCTGCGAGCCCGCCCAGGAGGGAGCTATTGACACGCCTCCCCTATAATGGAAACAACATGAAACTTCTCCGCCGCCGCGATGTCATGGCCCGTCTTGGGGTTACTGAGAGACAATTCCGAACGCTTGTCGAAAGTGCGTTGATTAAACCCATACGCAAGCGCGGGAGTCGCGCTTGGTATCGCTCAAGCGATCTGGAAAAATTGGCATGAGCGAGAAACGCACAGACTTTGTGGGCTCTCTGAGCCGGAACAAGAATCAGGAAAAGTCAACGCAGCCTTCGCATAAAGGCTCCTGCACGATTGAGGGCGTGCCGTATTGGATCAGCGCTTTTGTGAACACAAACCGCGACTCGGGAGAAAAGTATTTCAAGCTCTACTTTGAGGCGAAGAAAACAGAGGCCGCGCCCGCCGCAGAGCAAGTGGACGTGCCGCTTTCCGAGTCTCCTGACATTCCCTTTTAATGAGTGCTGAAGACTTAGAAACCGCTTGGTGTGTGCCGCCGGAGGAGCTTTGGTTTCGTGCCGTCATTGCCAAATTGAATGATGCCATCGAAGACGCGGCCGAGATTACCTGCATGCCGCAGACGGCGCAGAACCCCGGCCTGCTCGCCCACAGCGCAGGCGGCTTGGAAGCCCTTCGCACCTTGCGCGAAGAGATCGAGCGCACACGCGCC